AGCCCCGCGTGCGAGGCCTTTCAGGGCGTCGCGCTTGGGAACGGGGACCAGGAGGACGCCCGTGCCCTTGGGGATGAAGGCAAAGGTCAGCCCGGCTTCCCAATGCTGGGCCGCCCGGATCGCCTTCGGGATCGAGATCTGGAACTTCGAGGACAGGGTCGCGGTCTCGGACATGATCATACGCCTCCATGATCGATGATCTGAACGTAAGAATCAAAGCCTGGAAAAGCAAGGAAAGCTGCAATGGCTGAAAAGAAGGTCTCCGTCCGCCTCGTGGCGGAGGGCGGACGCCGCGTTCGCGCCGAACTGGAAGGTGTCGGGGAAGCCGGTGCCCGTGGCTTTGGCCGCCTGTCGCGCGAGATGGAACTGGCCAACACCCGTCTGGCCGCGTTCGCACGCCGGGCCGGGATCGCGCTGGCGGCCATCACTGCCGCGGCGGCGGCGGCCGGGGTGGCGATGGTGCGCTCGGGGCTTGCGAACATCGACGCGCAGGCCAAGCTCGCGCAGTCGATGCGGACGACGGTCGAAAGCATCCAGACCCTGGCTCAAGCCGGGGAGCTTGCGGGCGTCTCAATGGGCGAGATCGAGCAGGCGACGAAGAAGCTCACCACGCGCCTCTCGGAAGCGGCCAGCGGTTCGGGCGCGGCGACGGGCGCGCTGCGGCGGCTGAACCTGACGGCCGCCGAACTGCAGGCGCTGCCGCTCGACCAGCGCATCGTGGCGATCCAGGACGCTCTGAACCAGTTCGTGCCGGAAGCGGAACGCGCTGCTGTCGCATCGGACCTCTTCGGCGACCGGGCGGCGCTGGCCTTCCTGCGGATCGACTCTGCCACCCTGCGCGAAGCCGCGCGCGATGTGCAGGACTTCGGCGTGGCGGTCAGCGCGGCGGATGCAGCGCAGGTCGAGCGCACCGGCGACGCCATCGCCCGGCTCAGCCTGATCTGGACCGGCCTCGTCAATCGCCTGACCGTCGCCGTGGCCCCTGCGCTGGAAACCATCGCCACAAAGCTCGCCGACATGGCACGCGCGACCGGGCCCATCGGCCAGGCGATCACCGCGCTCTTCGACAACCTCGGGCGGCTGGCCACCTATGCCGCAACTTTCGCCGCCGTCATGGCCGGGCGTTGGGTCGCTGGCATGGCCGCCGCTGCCCTGTCGGTGCGCGGCCTTGCGACGGCCCTGGTGTTTCTCCGCGGCGCGCTGATCCGCACCGGCATCGGGGCGCTGATCGTCGGCGCAGGCGAACTGGTCTATCAGTTCTCGCAACTCGTGGCCCGGGTCGGGGGCGTGGGCGAGACGTTCCGCCTGCTCGGCGATCTGGCCCGCGAGGTCTGGTCGCGGATGGGGCTGGCGCTCGATGCGGCGCTGGCGCGGATGGCGGCCGGATGGGAGGGGCTGAAGGCGGCCGGTCTGTCGGCCCTCGAGGGCACCATCGCGGGCGTCGTCAGCTTCGGCGACAGGACGGCGGCGATCTTTCAGGGCGCCTATGACGCGGCGGTCGCAATCTGGGGCAGCCTGCCGGGCGCTATCGGCGATTTCGCGTTTCAGGCCGCGAACGGGCTGATTTCGGGCGTCGAGGCGATGTTGAACGCCGTCGTCACCCGCATCAACAGCTTCGTCGAGGCGCTGAACGCGGCGCTGGCGCTCTTGCCCGAATGGGCCACCGGCGAAGGGGGCGTGCGGATTGGCACTCTCGACCCGGTGGAACTGGGGCGCATCGGCAACCCGTTCGAAGGGGCGGCGACGGCGGCTGGCACGGCGGTGGCCGAGGCGTTCTCGACGGCACTGGCGGGAACCTACCTCAAGCCGCCCGATCTCGGGCTTGGCGCGATGGCCGATGACGCCCGCACTGCGGCCGCGGGCTACCGCGAGGCCGCGGGCATGCTCGCCGATGCCGCCGGTCGGCCGCTTGCCAGCTGGCAGGCCCTGAAGGTTGCGGTGACCGGATCTGGCAGCGAGGGCGAGGATGCGCTGGGCCGTGCGGCGGATGCGGCTGATGCCCTGACAGATGGCTTCGACAAGGCCGGTCGGGCTGCGGGTGGCGCAGGCGCTGCGGCGAAGAAGGCCGCAGAGGAAGCGGCAGCGGGCTGGGCACAAGTTACCCAGACACTGGCCGACTACGCCAAGGGCGCGATGGATTGGGGCAAGGGTCTGGGCGAGACCCTGGTCTCGGCCTTCTCCTCGGCGGAAAGCGCGTTCCGCAAGTTTGTCACCACCGGCAAGTTCGACTTCAAGGGGCTGATCTCCTCGATCCTTGCCGATCTCGCCACACTGGCCTTCAAAAGCTCGGTTTTGGGGCCCCTGGCCAACTGGCTCTCCAGGGGGCTCGGCGGCATCTTTGCTCCGGTCAAGCATGCAGGCGGCATGGTCGGTGCCCCCGGTCCGGGCCGGATGGTCCCGGCGCTGGCCTTCGCGGGCGCGCCCCGGCTGCACAACGGCGGCTGGGCCGGGCTCAGGCCCGACGAAGTGCCCGCGATCCTGCAGCGGGGCGAGCGGGTCCTGTCGCGCGCCGAAGTCGCAGCCGGGATGGGACGGGGCAGCGGTGCGGCAGGCGTCACGATCAGCATCGACGCGCGCGGCGCGCAGGCGGGCGTGGCCGAACAGATCGACGCGAAGCTGCGCGCGGCGATCCCGGAGATCGCGCGCCTTGCCAAGGCCAGCGTCGCCGACGGGCGGCGGCGCGGCCATGCGCTCTGAGAGGAAGTCTGACCGATGATCCCCGAACTGCCGCTGACGCTGGTGCAGTCACTGGAACGCCGCCTCGTGACGGCCACGGCCGTCGCGGCCTCGCCCTTCACGGGGACCGAGGAAGTCCAGGACTGGGGCGGGGAATGGTGGGACTACGGGATCGAGATGGCGCGCACGACGGGGCGTGACGGCCGCCGCCTCTCGGCCTTCCTTGCGGCCCTCGGCGGCCCGCGCGGGCGCTTCCTCTTCCGCGACCCCACCATTCGGCAACCGGGGACCACGCTCGCACCCCAGGTGGCGGGCGGCTTCCAGACCGGCAGCCAGCTCGTCACTGGCGGATGGCCGCCGTTCTCGACGCCACTTCGGACGGGGGACTTCTTCTCGCTCGGGACCGGTGCCCAGACTCGCCTCCATCAGCTGACAGCGGACGTCGTCGCCGACGATGCGGGTCTGGCCACGCTCGCCTTCGTGCCGCGGCTCAGATCCGCCCCCGTCGATGGCACGTCCCTCGAGATCGCCGCCCCGGCCGTCGTGCTGCGGCTGACCGCGCCGGTTCCGACCCGGATCGGACGGGCCGACACGTTCCTCTTCACCCTCGCCGCCCGGGAGGCGCTATGAGCCGCGATCTGGCCCCCGACTTTGCCGCGGCGCTTGCCGAGCAGGATCTGCGGCCGGTGATCTTCTTCGAAGGGCAGTTCGCCTCCGGCACCGTTCGGCTCTGGTCGGGCCTTGGCGAGATCGGCTGGGCCGGGGAGAGCTGGTCTGGCGCGGGCGCACTTCTGGGTCTCGGGTCCATCGAGGAAACCTCGGAGGTGGTGGCGGGCGGCACCTCGGTCTCGCTCTCCGGCATTCCGCCCGGTCTGGTGCAGATGGCCATCGCGGAGGCGCGGCAGGGTCTGCCCGGCCGGGTCTGGCTCGGGCTTCTGACGCCTGAGGGGCAGATCGTCGCCGATCCGGTCCTCGCCTTCGCCGGGCGCCTCGATGTGCCGGAGATCACCGATGACGCGGAGGCCTGCCGGATCACCATCAGCTACGAGTCCCGCCTGATCGATCTGAACACGCCGCGCAGCTGGCGCTACACCCATGAAAGCCAGCAGGCGCTCCATCCCGGCGATCTCGGGTTCGAATATGTCTCCGCGATCCAGGACCGGGAAATCACCTGGGGGCGGGGATGACGGATGTCGAAGAAACTGCTGCGGTCGTCGCTGCGGTCCACGTCGCCCGATCCGGCCGCATTCCCGGCTGGGAACGCCACCTTGCCGAAGCGATCGAGGCCGCGCGCGACCGCCCCTTCCGCTGGGGCCGCCATGACTGCGCGACCTTCGCCTTCGACCTGCGCCGCAAGATTGCGGGCGGTCATGACGTGGCGGCCCTCTGGCGTGGACGCTACACCACGGCGCGCGGGGCGCTGCGGGTGATGCGCCGCCTCGGCTGGTCCTCGCTCGAGGCGGCGGGCCGCGATCTTCTGGGCGAACCATTGCCCTCGGTGCATCTCGCCCAGCGGGGCGATCTGGTGCTGGCGGGTACCGGCCTCGGCTTCGGCATCTGCCTTGGCGCGAGGGCGGCCGGGATCGCGCCTTCCGGCCTTATCCTCGTGCCGATGACCGCCTGCGCACTGGCCTGGCGCGTCTGACGCGCCCGCCTGCCTCTCTTCCGACCGAAAGCCCATCGCCCATGCCCTTCATCGTCTCTGCGGTCACGGCGATTGCCGGTTGGGTCTCCGGCGTGCTGGCGGCGGGCGGCATCGGTGCGGCGCTGGTGCGGCTTGGCGGCACGCTCCTTCTTTCCTATGCCTCCCGGGCCCTGATGCCGAAACCCAAGGTCTCGCTGCAGGCCCGGACAGTGACGGTGCGCGAGCCGGTGGTGCCGCGTGACATGGTTTATGGCCGGGCGCGCAAGGGTGGCGTCATCACCTTCCTGCATGCCTCGGGGCCGAAGGACCAGTACCTGCATCTGGTGATCGTACTGGCCGCGCATCGGGTCAAATCCATTGGGGCAATCTGGTTCGACGGCGAGATGGCCGTCAGTGCAGGCGGCCTCGTGCAGGGCCGCTGGGCCGGGAAGATCGCCGTCGAGAAGCGCCTTGGCGCCGAGGACCAGGCGGCCTTCGCAAGCCTGATGGCCGATGTGCCGGACAAATGGACCGCCGCGCATCGGCTTGCGGGCTCAGCCGCGCTCTATCTGCGTCTGACCTGGGACGCCGATGCCTTCCCGGGCGGCATTCCGAACATCACCGTCGACATCGAGGGCAAGAACGACATCCTCGATCCCCGGACCGGACAGCGCGGCTATTCGGAGAACCCCGCGCTCTGCCTTGCCGATTACCTCGCCCATCCTGCCTTCGGCATCGGAGCCGGGATCGGCGCTGCCGACGGGGTCGAGATCGCGAGCCTGATCGAGGCCGCGAACATCTGCGACGAGCTGGTGCCGCTCGCCTCAGGCGGATCGGAGCGGCGCTATGCCTGCAACGGGGTCGTGTCGCTGGCGGAAAGCCCGAAGACCATCATCGAGGGGCTGTTGTCCGCCATGGCCGGGCGCTGCGCCGTGCAGGGCGGCAGCTGGCGCATCCATGCCGGGGCGTACCGTCTGCCCGAGGTCACGCTGACGGCCGATGACGTGCGCGCGGGCGGGCTGGTGCTTGCGACCCGGGTCAGCCAGTCGGAGAACTTCAACGCTGTGCGCGGCCAGTTCGTGAGCCCCGAGAACGACTGGCAACCGGACGACTTCCCCGCTTACGCCAGTGACGTCTATCTCGCCGAGGATGGCGGCGAGCGGAAATGGCGCGACATCTCGCTGCCCTTCACCATCTCCGCCGCCATGGCGCAGCGGCTGGCGAAGATCGAGCTCGAGCGCGCCCGGCGCCAGATGACGGTGAAGCTCGCGGGCAAGCTTGCCGCCTGGCGGGCAGGCGTCGGCGAGACGGTGATGCTCTCCTATGCCCGCTGGGGCTTTGCGGCCAAACCCTTCGAGGTGCAGGGGGTGAGTCTCGATCTGACCGCCTCTGGCGACGGGGCGCTGCTTCTGCCGGAACTGGTCCTGCGGGAGACCTCGCCCCTCGTCTATGACTGGTCGGCCTCGGAAGAGGCGATCTATGCCGCGGCCCCGCGCACGACCCTGCCGGGGCCTGCCGATGTGCCCGCGCCCGGCACGCCGCATCTGGCGGAGGAGATGTACGAGACCCGGGGCGGCACCGGCGTGCGGGTGCTGATCCGCGTTACTTGGGTCGAGGCCCCTTCGGAGTTCGTGCGGGAGTATCAGATCCGGGCGCGGCGGGTACTGGATGCCAGCGGCACTCCCACCGGCGAGGACTGGATCACGCTTGGCCGCACCGACCAGACCTCCTGGGAAATCCGCGACGTCAAACCCGGCCGCTGGGAGGTGGCGGTGAAATCCCTCTCGGTGATCGGGGTCTCGTCGCCTTACGTCATGAACACCATCGAGATCCTCGGGCTGACCGCGCCGCCTGCCGCGCTGGAGAGCCTGACGATCCAGACCGCAGGCGGCCTCGCCATCCTCAAATGGCGCCCCTCGGCCGATCTCGACGTGCGGATCGGCGGTCGCATCGTGATCCGGCATTCCGGGGCCCTGACCGCGACCTGGGCCACCTCGACCA